AGGTGTTCCAGTACTTAATTGAATAATAGTTCCACAGTAAACTGCACCACCACCAATCTCAGTCCATTGAATTATATCTCCAACATTAAAGTCACTGTTACCTCTAGGTACCGTATAATATAACCCTGATAGACAATCGTCAATTATATAAGTAGTTACAGTCGGTCCACCACTACAAGTAGCACAGTTATCATATGAAACCGCAGGTGTATAAGAACCAGCTGGAAGGAGAGTAGCTGCTGTTACTTGCCAACAACCCTGAGTTCCATTTAATTCCCAAACAGAAGTTCCACCTGGGTTTATTATACCAAAGTCAACAATAGTAGTTTGTTCTCTCGCAAATGGATCACAATTAGTCAACTCGTAATTATTACCACTTTGAATACCTTCACAAGTTTCACAATTTTCAAATGATTGTACTAATACAGAATCCGCAGTTGTACCTGTTTGACCTATATAAACCCAACAACCTTCAACTGGGTTACCTAATAAATCTTCTAATTTCCATGAAGTGCTTAAATCAGGTGCAGTTTGTAAACTAACGTATCTAAAAGTAGAAGATAATTGTGTACAAGAATTAAGGTAACGTGCAAATTTGTATACTGGATACTCTGACTCACATTCTAGTTGAACTAAATAACTAACTGATGAACAACCAGAAGAATCTGTTACGTAGAAATCATATTGACCAGGACACATACCAGTTCTTAAATATGGCGCTGAAGTTTGAACTACTCCATCACTCCAAGTTACAGTGTAAGGTCCACCACTACCTCCGGTCGGGTTAACACCAACACTACCATTACACGGGGAAGTACAATCAGTAGGGGCTGAGATAATTGTAGTAGCAGTTGGGGGAGCAGTAATAGTTTGACCAATAGTAACTTGTTGATCTTTAGTTCTACCTAAACTATCTGTAATAGTTAAAGTGTAGGTACCTGGTGCAACATTAAGTATTGTAAATACATATGGCGCATTACCAGGTGACGCACCCTGTAGTGCTGCTCCTGTTTGTCCGTTTGAAAGTGCCCATGTGAAACCAGGTGTACCTTGAGTATCTACTACAATATAACCTGTTGATCCAAAGCAACCCGCTGGGAATGTAGTAACTGAGTTCACTGTTAATTCTTGTAATAAATTTAAAGTAGGTACGTAATCATTCGCAGTTAACAATTGTACTAACACCTCTGTGTATGCTCCTACTTGAACATCTACAATCTTTTCAGGTCTGTAATACGTACCATTAACAAATATAGTATCATCAAAACTAAACTCATTTAGATCGATGTTATTTAAAACAAAATTCGCTGTTACTCTTCTACTATATTTATTATAGAGAGAAGCGATGTAGCGAGACCAGTAGTTTTCATATAGAGTAACTCCGGTATCATTATAACCAGCTCTAGTTCCCCAATACTGAATATCATTAGAGAAATTAAGATTTAAACTTGTTGTAGTAATCGGCCAATTCTCATACGGAGAAACTAGAGGGTATACGAGTTTTTTATTAGGGTCATTCTGTAAATACCAGCCATCGTGTGCGTTACCCGGTACAGTAAATGGTTGTAGACCATTATAGAATAACATTCTGGTTTTTGGTTTAATTGGTAGGTGTTGTAAACCCGTATCCTCACTAGAATGTGTGTGTAATTGTGGAATAGGTACAAAGTCATTAGCTAAAGCACCCTGGATATTTACTAATTCAGTTGGCGCTATACCAAGTAGTTTGACTTCTCTAGTTCCTTTTAGTAAATCATTACCACTAGTAAAATCTAATTGACCATATATTTCTTTAAAAGACTGTTGGTGATAAATGTTAGTGTAATCACCACCTTCTTGGAATTTAAAATTTATCTCATCTGATTGACTAAAGAAAACTGGTTCGATTTGAATATCTTTATTCTCTACTAGTTTATCAGACCAATCATATAAATTACCACTATTGATATAGGTTTGCCAAGGTTCGATAATGAAATTCTTTGGGTCATTAGCATCTGGTGAAAGTACTAAACGAAATGATGTTAGAATATCTTTAATAAAATCAATTTGTTTATATTGACAATCTAAACCACTAGTAACACTGTAACGACCTGGTGCTGAAGTAACTTCGAATACCACATTGTTAACTAGATCTTGATCAGTTGAGTTTTCTGGTATAACTCTAATACCTATGTTATTTAGAGCGCCTATTGATAAACCGGTACCGTTAGCAAATAGAGTAGCACCTCCAGAATTACCACCAGTTAAAACAGATTGTGCTAAAATTGTACTAGTACTATAATTATAGATTTGTAGTGTTGCTCTGAGATAATAAGGTGAACCATCACTATTTTCTGTAGAACCTATATAATAACAACGCGCTGAGATATCATACGTACCCGCTCCCGGTGTTTTATAAACAGTACCATAAGGTGATGAAGGAGGATTTGATAACCTATTACCTGGGTCAACCCAGTTATTTTGCCAATTTAATCTATCATATGTATGTTGTGTTAGGGTTTGATTGTCACCATACGCAGTATTCTCGCTACCACCACTATTATCAGTAGTTAGATCTACAGTTGATGTATTACCAAATGCACTAATGTAAATCTGATGGAATAGAGGACTCTCAAAAAATTCAGAATCATATGTGTATCCAGCGTCTTCAAAGATTTGATCTATGATCCTTTTAGCCCTGATCATAGGTTTCATACGTTCTAGTGCAACAGTTTTTGTCGTTAAATTATTATTAGCACCACTACCTTCAGTAAAGTTTGGTTTATTAGTATTTCCGTTACCTATAGCAATACGAGATTCTTCAACGTCACCATTCTCATCATAATTATTACCATGATCTATAAGTGGATAGATAATATTCCCGTCATGTAGACCAGAGGTTAAGGATGGGTTTTCTGGGTAGGCTTGCCAAGATTGAATGACATCATCATTACTCAAAAAGGAGTCGACTACATCACCACCATTAATATCATTCATAATTAAATCACAAAGACCTTTATCACCAATAATACTGGAGAAGTCTCTGGTCTCACCTAAGAAAAGGAGTTCGTAATCATAACGATCCTGTTTGATATTTAAGTATACTTTCTGTAATCTGATATGACCCTGTTTAAACTGAGTACCGTCAACTAGGATCTCAGCAGGTTTCTTTATAGTAACATCATACATAATCCCGTCTACATCAAATGAATTCTTGAAGAACTCAGCATTCTTCCTGGTTCCTGGAACTTTGAAAGTTTTAGAGTAAGTAGAAGTTGCATCAGCGTTTGTTAGATCCTCAATTGATAGAGTCAACTTGATCGGCTCTGTATCATATAGATCTAAAAATAATTGATTAGTACTGTCACCCCATTGTGACACAGGACTGTATACGGTGATGTCTGGTGAACTATAAACCTTGAGTTGTATCATATTAACCTCTTTGTGATTTTAGATTGTGTGCTTGTTTAAAACGAATATCGTATTGGAATAGTCTATCAGTTCTATATGTCTTCTCTCTCCAACTTGTACTTGTAATAACTACGGGTGTCCATTCGTATTTAGCATTCCCGTCAGCGTCACCAAAACGTACTTTAACATCAGCGGAAGTAAATAGCCCTTGTAGGTATTTAGCATCTTCATCTGAAAGATAATCAGTGAAAGCGATGTAGTCTTGTTGGAGTGATTGTGAGTAAACTGTTTGACCTCTATCGAATCTATCTACTGAGTAACTAGTACTATTATAGTTAGCGGCCTCGCGAAGGAATTCATTCCTATTAATACTCACAGATCTATCATGTCTCTTTCTAAAAGAGTAGTAGTCTCTAAATCCATATGAGTTTAACCAAGAGAACTGGTAATCCGGGAAATCAGAACAATTTGGTTCTATGATATTAAATCTGTGTACATAGTGCATTGACTCATCAGTTAAACCGGAAACTAGAGTAGGACATGCAGAATCAGTATAAGCAGAAGTACTTACATAATAGTGTGTACAGAGTCCACTGAGATCCTGGAAGTTTCTAGGACCAGTAGCAGCAGTAACAGCGCGGTATGGATAGATCGGCCCCGCACCCTGTCCTGGGCTTGTATTAGGTCCACCCCCATTTGCTTGTACATTATAAACTAAATCAGGTATACCACCCGCATTTATGGGTTGACCAGTCACATCAAATTGCCAATACATAATGGCATCCACAGAGGCTGCTAACACCGGTGGATTAGGTCCACTCACCATTTGGTAATAACTAATAGTAGTCATATCGTCTCTAGTCACATAGTGATCATAGACTCTCATGTTAGAAGTTAACCAACTTGGTTTACCATCTGTAATCTCACCACCTAATCTATATGAGGCTAAATCAGTAAATGGTTTTGCTACCTTGAGAACATCTGTACAAATACCTGATTGAGTTAACTGTGGGAGGTATGCTGTAGCGTTAAAAGGTACTTCGTAATACTCTTTAGTTCCCCCGAATGCTAATAATGTATTAGAGGTTGCCCATTGACCGGTTGTACCTGGATAGGCTGGTACTTGACCACCCTGTTCATAAGAAGCTCTTAATTCATATGGTGTACTCTCCTTTGCAGAGTTCATTAACTCTACTCCTATAAAACCTATCTCCTCTACATTATTAAGTGAAGGTGACACAAAGTTCTGTATTGTGTTTTGGATATCAAAGATAGCGGCCGCGGAGGCATTAGGTGATTGTCTAAGGTCTGCGATCATTTGACCGTTTCTCCAAATTTGAAGTACATACTTTTCAGCCTGGATTATCCCTGTTGTATCATCATATGGTATACCTTCTATTGTAACTGGAAGGGGACCGTATGCCTCATCGAATGTGGTTTGAGGTGTCTGTGTAATTTGAATGTTTGTTATAATTGCCATATGATTAGTTAAACTATTTGAGCTGCAAAGTCTACAGCGATTTGATTTGTAATATCAGCCATGTTAAAAAATGATTTAGCTCTAATACCTGAGTAGTAAACACCCCAACCGGGTCCTTCTCCGTAATTACGAGTACCGAATCTAAAACGACCGGTAGTATTATAACCATCTACAGTTATTCCAAACTCAGGGACATTAACAGGTATTCTAGAACTAGTTATACCCATAACCCCATAGTTTTGAAACACACCGTAGTTTACCATATTAATAGACATGGTGTCACCAGAGACTGTATAACTAATAGAGTTTTTAAGTCTACCAGTTTTACTAAATGGAGTAACTCTCTGTTTTAACTCCATTGTAATCTGACTACCTATCTCTGAAAGGATTCTTTCGGGTTGTGATAACTCATCACTGAAAGTCTCTAGTAACTGATTTAGGTCTGTGATATTAGATGTCATTAGAGTCTCTTGTATATTTTAATAGTACCACCTAGTAACGCAGTTGAATTAGGGTAATACGTGAGTGGTTCTCCATTTGGATATGTAGTACCTAAATAACCTAAACCAAAGAAAAAGTCTCTACTATCTGGGGGGATATCTCCTGCGGTTATCTCTGTAGTACCTGTTATAGTGTGTATACCTTGATTACTTGGATAAGCCTGTTCGAAATAATATGATTCTTTACCAGTATCAGCCTCTACAAAGATTGTAAAGTAGGGTACGTTATATGGACTACCATCCGGGATTAATTCAATTGTATTCTCTACTCTGAAATCCCATTCTATTTTATAGGTTTCTTCTTGCTCTGGAATAGGCCATTGATCTCTGATGTTTTGGTAATTATAACCAGTACCTTCTAGTACTCTAACATCTAAAGTATCTTCTAATACCCATGTGTCAAATGGTGTATTACACTCATCAATAGGTGTAGGTACTTCTATAGTTATAGTTGCTGTCATACCCGCTAATTCATCCTGGTACTTCTCTTTGAATGGAGTGTATGTAATACCAGTTAGAGTTACTTCGGGTTGATCAGTATAATAAAAATAGAGTCTCGCTAACACGTCATCAATATACTGTTGGCAATCTGATTGGATAGTAATATAGTTGTCATACTTGTCACCCTCTTCACCACGTGCCATATCCATTACAATCATATTAAAACTGTATTCCATTACAGGTCCCTGTCTAACTGACGGGGTCGGTAGTAGAAACAAGTAGGGGTAGTCTACTCCTTGTTCCTCAGGTCCTAATTGTGATTGTGTCTTTAGGTCACTCAATTCACCATAACCAAAATCTTGGAGTTGTTTGTGTTCTTCGACAACCTGTCTAAATCTGTTGATTATTTCTTTGTAGGTCATATTTGTTTATTTCTAATTTGTCTGGCTTCTTGTGCAGCCTTTATATCTTTCTCCTTTTTAACTTGGAGGTAGGTTAGTACTTTCTCCACCGGTTCTTCAGTTACTCTATCTATTTTAAGTATATCATTATTAGCGAGTTCTACTATTACATTATACCAACCACGACTAACTGACTTCGGATCTAGATCTTCCTTCTCCTCACTATAATCTTTAAAGTCTTGGTCGTTTAAACCAAAGAGTGTACTGTATCTTCTATAGATAGAAGTTCTCCAAGTTATATATTGTTCTAATGACCATATGGCTTGGGGCGCCCATGGAGTGGTTATCTCTAAAACCTCTAACATAGACTCTAGGTGTTTATCAATACCTATAGCAATAAAACAATCCATGTCAACAAATTGACCAAAGGTTAACTTGTTGAAATCTGGTAACTCTACTCTCTGTCTACTATTCATAGCACTGATCACAAAACCCATAAAGAGTTGGAGTGATTCCTCATCCGCATTTCTAAAGGTCTCCTGAGGTATTTGAGTAATCTGTTCTAATATATGGGGCCATTGCACCGGAGCATCAAAGTCCCACCTTTGTAATTCAATCCATTCTTGAACTGTAAACCTCTGGGGTATCTTTACCGCTTTACCATTTACTCTTGCTGTTACCATACTCTTAAATATAAATTCTGTGTAATGTGAATTAGTAGCCACCCATTACAGCGTAACTACCTATGGTCCTATTTTGTTTACGATTGTAATTTGCAATACAGAGTGCTATTACAGTATCATCATGTCCCCCTCGTGGGTGTCCGTATTTGATCGATCTCGTCTTCGGATTGTAGTCATAAGTAAACTGTTCTAACTCTTGTGACAACGCGGGTACGAGTTTCTCATTAGGTATCTGAATTCTAGTGTCATTCATATCTAGTATGAGACCTTCTACTATTTCTTGTTTAGATTTAGAAGTGGTTACAAATGGTATTGTGTCTTGCCACTCCCTTTTGATCTGCTCAAAAATTACATCTCCAATTGAATTTACTTCTACCATAGTAGTTGCGTTCCACTTTCTGATTCTAGTTAGTATTTCATTTGTCATAGTCGTCCACTCTTGAGAGTTCTCTCTATACATATCTACCACTTTACCCTGTGAATCAATAAATACCGCACATGTAAAATCCTGTTGTTTACCTAAATCTATTCCACAAAACACTTTACCCTGTGGTGTAGACCAGTTAGAGAATTGATTCTTTTCTATATTCTGAAACACTTCACCACCAGAATCAATAAATTTAGCGAGGTACTCTTGTTGGAATACTAATTCAGGTAATGTTTTCTTTGCATCCTCTATCTCTTCTCTATTAATAAAAGGTGTATCATATGATGTACCTGTGTAGGCCGCGTAGTTAGGATAGTCATCTGATCTCCCTAACTGAAATAAATCCCAAAACCAGTTTTTACCTTTAGGCGTCGATACAAAAAGTATAGTACGACCTCTCACCATAAAGACTGGTCTAATAGCCTCCTGCCAGGCTTCATCTTTACAGAAAGCTGCCTCATCTATTACTCCATAATCACAAGTTAAACCACGGATGTTATCGTATCTCTCCGCAGACCTAAAAAGTAATTGAGTACCATTCATTAAATTAATCTCATTAGAAGAGAAGTTACAGGATTTAACAAGACCTGAATTACCGATAGCGGACATCAGTTCTTTCATAACCTTCTCGGCTTGAGAGTAAACCGGTGAAACCCATAGTATTTTACAAGGTCCTTTATTAATACCCCAGTAAAGGCAAAGGTTCATTGCTAACATAGATTTCCCGAATTGCCGAGCAACACAGGCTACATGGAATTTAGCCGGTGAGTCAAGAATTTGATTGATCATTTCCCTCTGTTTAGGATGAGGTGTAAACCCTGTAAACTTCATTATTCTTCTCTATTATTACTGTCGTTAATATCTGGACCGAATTCGAATTTGATATTTTTAAAGAGATCTTCTCCATCATTACCTGTTACTTCTGTTCTCGCTAACTTCGGTATAATGTATTCACTAAGGCGTAACATTAAATCCATCGCTTTCTCTGGACTATCTGCTGCTATTTGTGCTAACCATACTGTCATGTTATCTAAATTGTCTTCAGTTAACTTTTGGTAAGCCTCTCTGATTTGTTTAGTAGTTTTATTAGGTACTCCTTTTGGTCTACCTTCTCTATTGATATTTTCGTCTCCTCCTTTAAATGCCATC